TCAGCGAATGGCGCTGGTCGCCGAAAGACGGCCATAAAGTGCGACCAGACCACCGATTCCGCCCGCAACCGTCACCAGCCCGTCCGCAAGTTCTCCTTGCAGACCGGCGGGCAGATCAAGGCCTGCGATGCTGAAAAGCGGTGCGAAAACCGCAACCAGAGCGCCCCAGATCGTGCGCGATTGATACCATGCTTTGGTACTGTCCATAGTCTCGTCCTTTGCGTTGTTTTTCAGGCACATGTCAGATCGGGAGGGTGGCCTGCGCCACCACGCCCGAAGGCACCGCGCGGCCGAGCATTCGGACACGCACGGAAATGTGATCCCGCAATGCCGGGAAATCTGTGAGTTCGTCCGCGGCAGGGTAAAACCAGAAGGGTTGCGAAACCTCCGCCATGCGCCGCACGGTCTCGCCGTCCAGCACCTCGATGCGATAAAGCTCGAAGGGCTCGTCCAGCGGGATGTCGCTCGCATCCCAGCCGTCGGCCTCCACCCGGCCCCGGCGTTTCCACCTGATGAAAACGCCGTCGCCGCGCCGCTCGGCGGCAAGATGCACCGGCGCGAGCGGTGTCAGCGCCCGCAGGCCGCCCTCGAAGGCAAACGGACCGCTCGGCGCGCCCGCCATTCCGGCCGCTTCCGCGATCCAGTTCAGGCGTCGCCCGCGCTCGCTCGCGGCAAGACCGAGCGGCTGCACCGCCGCATCCAGCACCACCACCGGCGCACCTTTCGGCGCGCCCGCGGCGAGCGCGTCTTCCGTGCCCGCCAGTCCCCGCAGAAGAGCGGAGAGCCGCCAGCGCGAGGGTGCGATTTCCTCGGCTTTTGCGAAGGCGACGATTTCCCACACACCGTTCGCCGCCTTGATGGCGAGACGATTCTCGCCATTCAGCACCGAAAGCTCCCCGGCCGACGATACCTCGCCGAAGGGCAGATCGATGAGGATTGTGTTTTTCCGGTCGAAGCGGCCGGAAGGACCTGATGTCAGCGGCATTGCCAGCGCGCCGATCATCGCCGACCGGTCCAGCAGCACGCGCTGCCGGTAACCTTCACTGCCCGGCGACGCGGAAATGATGATTGGCCGCCAGGGCTTTGCAAGCGCCGCACTCCGCGCCGAATCCTCCGGCGCGGTGCCGTCATGGTAGGGCAGATCGAGAAACAGCACTTCCGGCGCGAAACCTTCGGCTCCGCTTGCGCCGCTGCTGCGCCGTTCCTCCGCGCCGCCGGCAAAGACCGGAAAGGCAGCGGAAAAGGCCCGCGCCTCCACCTGCCGCACCGCGCCGTCCTCGATCCGGCTGACCAGAAACCGCCCTGCCGGCGCCTGCGGAAAGGTCCCTTCCGGCAGGCGGATACAATCACCCGGTTCAAGCGCGATATCGCAAGGCGGCAGAGCAAAGCGCAGGCTGCGCCGCGCCTGCCGGTTGTCGCGCAACAACGCCTCGACGGCGACCTCCGCCGTTTCCGCAGGCAGGGCAGCGTTAAGATCGAGCCGCATCACCCGGCTGCCGGCATTGTCGATGCGCCGGGACCGTACACTTGCCTGCTCGTAATCCAGCGTGGGGTTGAAAGAGGTCAGCACGGCTTCAGCCGCGAAATCGCTGTCATGGCCGCGATTTTCCGACCAGAGCGGCTCGTCTTCCAGATCGGCCAGCACGGCAATATCCCGGACCGGCAAGACCACCGTATTGCGGGAGCGGAAACGCAGGGTTCCGCCATCTTCCGTCACATCCACCTGAAACGCCGCCATCAGCGGCTCCAAGAGGTTGCGGGCAGAGGTCACGTCTCCCTGCACATAACCTCCCAGATCGCCGCTGACGGCGGAAACATCGAAGTCTGAAAAGCCGTGATCGGTGAGGATGGCGGCGATGGCATCGGCGAGCGTTGCCGTGCCCAGCCTCCCATTCAGCCAGTGGCCGGCGCGCCAGTTCGCCCCATCGCTCCAGGCCGCGCCATTCTGCGGAAAGGCAGGGAAAGGCCGTGCATCCCAGGTCCACAGATAGACCCGGCTTGCATCGACCATCGCCGCATCGCCCTTTCCCCAATGGTCGAGATGCGCCTCCAGAAACCGTCGCTGCTGGCTGTCGGCGCGGTTGCGGCGGGAAAAATAGGGAAAAGCGTTTTCCGCCGATTTCGGATCGGGAAAGACATTGGGGCGCGTCGCGCTCTTGTCCACCGCCGGGCAGCCGAGTTCGGTGAACCAGATGGGCTTCGAGCGCGGCGCCCATGCCGTCGGCGCGGTTTTCTCCACACCCCGCACCCGGTCGTAGTGGAGGTTTCCCCACCAGTTGCGCAAGTCCTTGTAACGGAACACCCACGGCTTCCCCTTCAGCCCGTCGGTAATCGGCGTGCGCCGCCGCGCGGCGCGGTCCGCATCGCTGGCATAATACCAGTCGAACCCCTCTCCCGCCGTGATCGCGCGGCGGAAGGCGCTCACATCGTCCGGCCCGGTCATGCCGTCAGGATTGCCGTTTGCGGCATCCCCGTCGCGCCAGTCGGAAAGCGGCATGTAATTGTCGATGCCGATGGCGTCGATATTCGGGCTCGCCCAGAGCGGATCGAGATGGAAGAACACGTCGCCCGAACCGTCCGCCGGCTGGTGACCGAAATATTCGCTCCAGTCCGCCGCATAGGTCAGCTTCACCGCCGGCCCCAGTATCGCCCGCACATCGCCCGCCAGCCGCACCAGTTCCTCGACAAAGGGAAAGGCATCATTCTCGTCTCTCAGCGCCGTCAGCCCTCGCAGCTCCGAGCCGATCAGGAAAGCGTCCACCCCGCCAGCCCCGGCCGCCAGCGCCGCATAATGCAGCACCATACGGCGATAGCCTTCATCGCGGTTGCAGAAGGCGGAAACCTGCGCCCTTGCGCCCGCGCTGCGATCCGCAGAACCGGCCCTGCCGGGTGCGGGAAAGCAGGTGATGCGCCCGCGCCAGGCATAGGCGTCCTGTTCGCCTTTGCCATAGGGGTCCGGCAGGCCATTGCCGATTGGAACATCCATCATCATGAAGGGATAAAGGCACACCCGAAGCCCGCGCGCCCTGAGATCGGCTATCGCCTGCAACACGCTTTCATCATTCGGCGTGCCGCCATAGGCCGGGCCGCCGCCATGATGGCTGACAGGATGCGCCTCATCGCGCGAAAGGCCGGCGACGGACCATGGCATGGTTTCCCCATCCCGGTCGGCCACTTCCACACCCGGCAGAATGCGGCATTCCCCCGCCCGCATATCCGTGCCGAACCAGCTTACCACCAGCGCCACGCTCTCAAGATTGGGACACAGATCCAGCAACTCGTCGATCGCCGCAGCCCAGTCGGTCGAAGCGGTCAGGCCGTTGCGGTTCATGATGCGGCTTTGGCCTATCCCCGTCCTTTCGGAAACCTGCGCGGTGGCGTAACCATGTTCCGTTGCCCCCGGAATGACGGTGATGGCGCGGATGGATTTTTCCAGCCGGCCGACCGGCCGCACCACTTCGAACTGCATGAGCGGAATGCGGTTGCCGAAGCCGTCGAGCGGCAGGCGTTCGAACACCACATAGGCCAGTCCGCGAAAGGCCGGCGCATTGCCCGCCCCCTGCTTCGCCTCGATCAAAGGATCGGGCAATTGCGTCTCGCTGCCTGGATAAAAGCGCATCTCCACGGCATTCAGGTCCATCTCCCGCCCATCTGCCCAGACGCGCCGCACCCTTGCCGCCTCGCCTTCGCACAGGCCGATGGCGACGTTGGCAAAATACCGAAAGGTTTCGACCTTCGGGCCGCGATTGCCCTTGCCGCCACGCCGCTCCACCTCCATGCTTTCTTCGAAGCGCGTCGCCCAGATCAGCGTGCCGCCGATCCGTGCTGCGCCGTAAAGCCGGTTGATCGCCGCTCCCTCATCCGCGCCGGGAATGCGCGCGGTCGAGAGCCGCGCGCCCGTTACCGTCCGCCCGTTCGAGAGTAGCGTGCGGTCGATGGCATTGCCCGCCAGCGCCCCGGCCGCCCGGCCGATCACCGCGCCCAAAGGACCGAAAATGCCGCCGAGTGCCGCGCCCGCCGCCTGAAAAACGATTGTCGCCATGCTTGCCTCGAAAAATCAGGGATCGGGAAAACGGAAGACGCCGGCGATGCGCCGCCGCCAGCCGGGCACCAGCGCCGAACGCACCACCGCCGCCTGTTCATAGGCGTGGATGAAATGCTGCGAACCGGCCAGAATGCCGAGATGCTTGGCGGCGGCATCGGCCCGCCAGCGGAACAGCAGCAGGTCTCCCGACCTTGCCTCTTCCAGGCCCGACACCGCCGGAAAATGGCGTTTAGCCGCCGCCATCAGCCGGTCCTCGCCGCCGCGTTCGGCCCAATCGGGCGCATAGGGCGGCGGCAATTCCGGTTCGTGGCCGTAAAGGTCACGCCAGATGCCGCGAATGAGGCCGAGGCAATCGCAGCCGACACCCTTCAACGAGGCCTGATGCCGATAGGGCGTGCCGATCCAGCCTTCGGCGAGCGCCAGCACTCTTTCGCCGGGATCGCTCATGAAAACAGCGCCCCGCCGTCATGGCTCTCGCCGCCCGCCGCATAGGAATAGGCGAAATCCGCCCCCGGCAGATGCGGAAAGCCCCGAAAATTCAGATGATTGGCGAATTTCGCCCGGCAGGTGGCAAAGCTCTTGTCACAGCCGGCGGTGACGGAAAACGCGTCTCCCGGCAAAGGCGGCTGTTCCGGCGGCAGCCAGAAGGACAGAAGAACGCCACCGTCACGCCGCTCCTGCCCGTCGAGATCGAACCCCTTGCCGGCGAGCGGGCCGGTCAGAAAACGCAGCTTCCCCCGGCTGAAAAAACCGTCGGCAAAGGCATCGAGCCCGGAAACGAGCAGGCCGCCCGAGGCATCCACCGCCGCCACGCTGCCATGCCCGGTAAAGCGCGCCAGATCGACACCGCAACGCCTGTCGCCAAGGGCGGCGTCGCAGCGCCGCCCATAGACCCTGCCCTGCGGCTGGCCGAGGCGATGGGCAAGACTGCGCAGCTCGGCGCGAAAAGCGCCGCCGGCCCGCGTCACCTCGCCAATCTCGCGCCTGTTCAGCAGCACATGCTGGTCAGGCGCCTGCCAGTTGACGAGGAAAAGCTCCACCCTCGCCCCATCGAAACGCCCGGCGGCCAGATCGCCCTCCGCAATCGCCTCGCTTGAAAAACCGCCCGCCACCTCCCCAGCGCCGGCACCCAGTCCCGTTTCGCCGTCACTATCGCTGGCAGAAAAGCCGCTGGCGGCGAGGTAGGATAGACCGCCGAGTGATATCGCCTCGTCATGATCGGTAAAACCGATCACCCCGCCGTCCTTCAGTGTCACCTTCCAGCAATGGCATGTGGTCGTCGCATCTTGCCCGAGATGCCCGGCAAGGGCGGCGGGAATGGTTTTCATGGCAGGATTTCCATCAGTGGAATGGAGGGAATACGGCCCGCCTCGAAAGCGGTCAGGTTCACGTCGATACGGTCGATCCCGAAGCGGACCGGCACGTCGAATTCGAAACCGGCGCGGATCGCGGCGCCGGCGGGCGGCACCCGCCCCGCACGGAACACGATCATGCCGGTTACATGATCGACCGCCACCTCAGCCGCTTCGACCTTCACCCCCTCGACCGAAACCATGACCGAACCTTCGACCGGTTTTTCTATCCGCCGCACGAAGGAGCCGCCCGCATCGGCATAGGTCTTCCGCAACTGAAAACCCGCTGTCACGCCGTCGCCGGTGCCGATCCTCTGATCGGTCGCGGCGGGCGTCTCTCCCGGCGGGCAGGATTTGAAATCCACCGGGTCGCGAAAACGAAAGCCGTAAAGTTCGCCGCGTCGCGCCTCGAAAAAGGCGAGCACCTCATAAAGATCGGCGACGGAGCGGATACCGGATCCGGCGTCATAACTGCGTCTGGCGTTCCTCCAACGCTGATTGCGGCTTTCGCGGCCATTGGACAGGTTGACGATGTCCGTCCGCCGCACCGGCCCGCCGCTCACCCCGAGTGCGAGCCGCAGCGGAAACCGCACTTCATGAAATGCCGCCATGTCATTGTTCCTGGATTCTTTTCGATGGTCTTGAAACGTGGGAGGACGCGCGTGCGTCACAATCCGCGCTGGCCGCGCCCGACGCTGCGTGCCAGCATGGCGGCGATCTGACCTTCGCTTTTCCGAAAGCTCGCAGCGTCCGTCGCCGTCACGTTAAAAACGATCTGCGCCCCGCCGCCGCCGGACGGTGCAGCAACGCCGAGAGCGCCATCCGAACCGCGCTTCAGCGGCAGGATCGCTTCCGCCCCCGCCTCGCCCATCAGGCCAAGTCCGCCGCCCATCGGAAAAAAGGCGGGGCTGGAAACGACGCCGCCATCGGCAAAGGGCGTGATGCTGCGTCCCGGCACGCCGCCGTCGGCAAAAGCGAACAGCGAACCGCCGCCGTTCAACAGCCCGCTGACGGCATTGCCGATCATGCCCTCCAGCGGTTTCAGACCGGCCGAGAGTGCGATGCCGGACAGCCGCTGCCCCAACCCGCGCAACACATCGTCCAGCCCTTTGCCGCCCGCCGTCGCCGCCTGCAGGGCCGAGGTCAGGGCCGCGCCGAACCGCTCGGACCGGCGCTCGAGATCGCCCATCACCTCGGACAGCGCCTCCGCCTCTTCCCGGTTCTCCGCCATCGATCCTTCGCCCGCCATCGCGCTTGCCTTTCTGATTCAAATCGGAACCATAAATTTTTGAAATGCTTGATCGTTTTAGGGGATCAACTTACCCATCCGGAAACCGCCGCATCATCGCTTCCATCGCCTGACGGTCGGGGCCGCGGAGAAGGGCGTTGCCGCCCGTCATCGCGAAGAATTCCCGCGGGGTCAGCCGCCAGAAGGTTTCGGAGGAGAGCCGCAGCAGGCAGAAGCCGGCGTGGATCGCCGCCTCCCAGGGGAACGGGCGCGGCGTCGCTTCGCCTGCTGCGGCGCTCAAGGGTCCGGTGGCGCCTCGCCTTTCAGGCCGCCGAAGGTGGCAGTCAGAAGATCGGCGACGATGGCGGCATGGCCGGCAATGCCGCCTTCCACCGTGGCGGCGGCCACATCCTCGTCGGAAAAGACATTGCCCGCACCGCGCAGGCCCGCGCCGATCACCCTTATCATGTCGACCGCCTTCATGCGGCCGCTCGCGAAACGTTCGGCGAGCGCGGTGAGGTCGTCGGCTGCAAAGGCGGTTTCGAGTTCGGCCAAGGCCCCGAGCGTCAGGCAGAGAACGCGCCTTTCGCCGTCGATCAGCGCCTCGATCTCGCCGCGATGGCGGTTCGCCCGCCCGTAACGCAAACGCTCAGGCATCACAGCGCTCCAAAATTGAGAAGACCGGCCGATTCCAGCGCGATCTCGAATTGCACCTCGCCATCGTGGCGGCCGGAATATTCGAGCGCTACGATCTGGAACGGCCCGGTAACGATGCCGAAACCGGGAATGACGATCTGCCAGCCGGGAATGCTGCCCGCAAAAAATGCGCCGCGCACCAGCGCATCGCTCGCCTGATCCTTGAAGATGCCGGAGGCCGTGAGCGATGCCCGCTGCACGCCGGCGCCGGCAATAAGCTCCCGCCAGCGCCCCGCGCTTTCGGCATCCGTCACATCGACGGCCTGGGCATTGAAGGCCAGCCGCTTTGTCCTCAGCCCCGCAACGGTTACGTGGGAACCGGCATTGTCGATCTTCAGCAGCAGGTCCTTGCCCTTCTGCGCCACCATGTTGTTTCCTTTCGTCTCGATTGCTGTTGCGGGGTCGCGAAGGGCCTGCTACCAAAAGCGTTCCTGCACCTCGCACCCCGCGATCTCACCATGTCCGACGCTGCCCCCCTGACGTCTCGCGCGCGCCTTATCGGCGTGCTTGCGGTCGGGCAGATCGTGAGCTGGGGTAGCGGTTTCGATATGCTGGCCGTCCTCGGGCCACGGATCGGTAAGGAACTGGCCATCAGCAACGGCGTGGTTTTCGCCGGCCTCACGATCATGATGACCATCAGCGCCCTGTGCGGCCCATTGCTTGGACGAATGCTGATGCGCCACGGCGCGGCGCCGGTGCTGGCGGCCGGTTCGGTATTCTTCGCGGCCGGCTTTGCCGTGCTCGCCTTTGCGGGCGGGGCGGTGAGCTATCTCTTCGGCTGGGCCGTGATGGGTTTTGCCGCCACCTGCGGCCTGACGACGGCGGCCCATGCGGCCGTGGTGGAACGCGTGGGCGCGGAAAGCGGCCGGCTGCTGACGCTGCTGATGCTGTTCACCGGGCTTTCGGCGGCGGTTTTCCTGCCGGTCACGACGCTTGCCGATCAGCATCTCGGCTGGCGCGGCACGCTTGCCGCCTATGCCTGTCTGCAAATCTTCATCCTGCTGCCGCTCTATCTTTTCGTGCTTCCCGGCCGGCCGGCCCGAAAAGAGGCAAAGCCGAAAGAAGAGACGGCCATGTCGCCCTCACCGGTCGATACGCGGCGCGCCTTCGTGCTGCTGGCCGCCATGACGACGATCAGCGCGTTTACGACCTTCGGCCTGTCACCGCTCCTGCCGCTGCTTCTGGTTCAGGCCGGCGCAACGCAATCGCTTGCGGTGCAACTGGCATCGGCACGCAGCGTCCTTGCGATTACGGCGCGCGGGCTGGATTTCCTGCTCGGGAAGCACGGAAACCCCTTCCTAACCGCCATGATCGGCTTCTGTCTGCTGCTCTTTTCCCTGCTGCTCCTGCTCATTTTTGCCCCGGCCATGCCCGCCTTCATCGGTTTCATCGTTTTCTTCGGCTTTGGCGCCGGCGTGCTCACCGTCAGCCGGGCCGTGTTGCCGCTCGCGGTATTTTCGCCGGAAGAATATGGGCTTCAGGCCGCACGCATCTCCCTGCCGCAGAACCTCGCCATTGCCGGGGCGCCGGTCATCTTCACCGTGGCGCTGGATCGCGGCAGCGTATCCGCCATGCTCACCATCGCCTCCGTGCTAATCGGCATTTCGTTTCTGCTGCTGATCGTTCTGTGGAAAACCGTGCGCAGGCAGGGTTCCTGAAACGGCGTTACTCCGTCACCGCCCTGAAACGCATCTCCGCGATGAAATTCCGTGTCTTCGCCTCGCGCCGCGAGCGGCTGGAAAGAAGATGCAGATTGACGAGAGAAACGCCGGCAATCGGCAGCGCGGCATCATCGAGCAGGATCTTCACCCGGTCGACGATTTCGCCGGCACCCCTGCGGCCATTGGCGTCGCTCCATATCTGCAGCGACAGGAAATGCTCCTCGGCTCTTTCCGTCGCCGTCGAATAGTCCCGGCTTTCGAGATCGTCGATAACGATGCATGGCAGAACCGCGCGCGGCAGAAGCCGGTCGACAATGCCGCCGGGGATAAGCGCCATCAGCGCCGCATCGCTGCCGAGCCGCGCAAAAATCGCCTGAAGAAATGCATTGGCAGCGCTCATCGACTTTCCTCCTCGCAGCGGCAGACGATGAAGCGACGTGTCTCATCCGGGTCCATCACCGCCCGGATCGCCAGAATGCGGCGGCCCTTGCGAAAGCGCATGCCGGCAGCGATGTCGCCGCGGTAAGCCAGCCAGACGCGGTGGGTGATCGTCACGCCCTCGGCCGAGGCCCGTTCATGGGACGCCTCCGAAACGGGTTCGATCGCAGCCCAGAGCGACCGCAGGAAATTCCAGCTTTCCGCAGCACCGCCCTGCCCGTCCGGCGTTTCGGTCCGCACGTCCAGTTCCAGCCGCGCCGTCAACTTGCCGGGATCGAGAAAAACAAGATTCATGTCTCAAAGCCCCAGACGGCAGAAAGGCGCCACCAGCCGCTCGTAGCCGGCGGGAATGGCGGCGGGCTGGTTTTCCGGGGCGACAGCACCGCGAAAAGCGAACATCTGCGCCACATGCATCAGCATGGCGCGTTTCAGCGTGTCGGGCACATCCGTTCCCGCTTCACCGTAGCCGGCAATGAAATCGATCTCGATGCCGTTCATCGCCCGTCCAGGGGCCGGCGGATCGCGCAGCCACAGCCTTGCGGGACGCGCCGCGCCATCAAGCAATTTTTCCCCGGCGGTGATGTCCGTCGAGCGCCCCTCACCGTCAAAAACCAGAATCGTTTCGATGGCTTGCACCGGTGTCCTGCCAATCGGAATCACGCCGTTCTCAGGCCACCGGTCGAGATAAAGCCGCCAGGTCTGGCGGATGAGGCAAAGTCCGGTCGTGCGTTCCAGATGCTCGCGGGCGGTGCGGATGAGCGCGGCAAGAAGCGCATCCTCATCGCAGCTATCAAGACGCAGATGCGCCTTCACCTCGGCAAGCGTCAGCGGCTCCGCCTGCGGCGGATGAATGAGGGCATAGGTCATGGGGTCTCCGGAAGAAAGGTAGTCGCATTGGCGAGCGGGCACCGCTTGTTTCTTCTCCCCGAGGGGGAGAAGTCCGCGGCAGCGGGATGAGGGGCAAGGGTAGATGTGTTCAGAGAGCTTGCCCCCTCATCTGCCCCTTCGGGGCATCTTCTCCCCGGCGGGGAGAAGAAAGGGCGGTCAATTCACCCCGAATTTCACCAGCTTGATCGCCTCGAAATTCTGCACGCCGCCGCCCACGCGTTTGGTGGTGTAGAACAGCACGTAAGGTTTGGCCGAATAGGGATCGCGCAGGATGCGCACGCCGGTACGGTCGACGACGAGGTAGCCGGCGCGGAAATCGCCAAAGGCGATGGCGAGGCTGTTGGCCGCCACATTCGGCATGTCCTCCGCCTCCGTCACCGGAAAGCCCATCAGCGAGGCCGGCTGGCCGGCGGCGGCGGGCGGGTGCCAGAGATAGGCGCCGCTGGTATCCTTGAAGCGGCGCAACGCCCCTTGCGTCTTGCGGTTCATCAGGAAGGTTCCGTTCTGGCGGTGGCCGGCCTTCAGCGCATAAACGGCATCGAGCAGCACATCCATCGGCCCGGCGGAGGCGAATCCGGCCGAAACGCCGGTCGCGACATAACCGATATTGCCCCAGCTCCAGCCATCATTGGCGACGGCCGCATAGGAGAGGAAACCCCTGGGCTTACTCGCGCCATCGCCGGCAATAAAGGCGGCGGCCTCCTGTTCGGCGAAAGCGATATCCACTTCGGAGGCGATCCAGGCTTCGATATCGACTGCCGCATCATCCAGCAGGCCCTGTGTGGCCGCCGGCATGGCGTAAAGCTCCATGGTCGGGAAGGAAAGCTCGGCGAGCTGCGGCGTTGCCGTTTGCGGACGCGCCGCCGTTTCGGAAACCCAGCCGGTCGTCATGCCGCCGGGCGAGAAGGGTTTCTTCAGCACGGCGGCGGAAACCTGCCGGACGGTCGCCAGCGCGCGGATCGGCGAAATCGCCGTCATGCGCCGGCCGATCTCGCCATCGGTCTCGTTCGGCAGCAGAAAACCGCCATCGGCCCCGGTCGAACCGGCAAAGGCCTTGGCCTCCAGATCGCGCAACGCGCCCTCCTCGCCGCGACGGATATAGGCCTCGAAAGCGGCCTTGTGCTCTTCGGCATCGTGGGAAAGCGCATCCTTGCGGCCAAGCGCGGGACGCGCTTTCTTGAGCGCCAGATCGTCCATGATCCGGCGGTTGTCGTCGAGCGCCCTGTCGATGCGGTCGAGCTTGTCGCGGGTCACGACATCCGCGCCCATCTTTCGCTCGATATCCGCAAGCCGCTGGTCGTTGGTCTCGCGAAAGGCCTCGAAGGCCTCCATGAACTCATCGAAGGCCGCCGTCACCGTATCGGGCACGGCCTTCACCTGCGGCGCGACGGTCATCGGGGCCGGTTTCGTCATCTGGTCTGTCATGTCGTTTCCTTGTTGGTGATTGTCCGGAAGTCAGCGTTTGGGTGTCGTGTCGAACAGCGCGCGGGCGGCGCGGCGCATGGTGCGCACCAGCTCGGTCTCGCGGTCGCGGAAGAAGCGGGCATGCTTGACGTCGGAAACGCGCGCCGAGGGCAGCATCGGGAAGGTCACGACCGAGATCTCCCACAAATCGGCCTCCAGGATACGTCGGACGCCGTGGCTCGCTGCCTTGCCGGAACGCACTGTTCGGAATCCGATGGACAGCCCGTCCAGCGCGCCGGTCTTCATCAACGAATGCACCTCGCGGGAGCGGGCGACGCCGGGGGCGAGAACGCCCTCGACATAAAGGCCGCGCTCGTCCTCGCGGATGGTGCGCCAGGCGCCGATGGGCTCGGCCGGATCGTGCTGGTAGAGCATGCGGATGCCGGCTGCGCCCCGCTCCTCGATGGAGCGGCGGAAAGCGCCGCGCTCGATGACATCCTGACCGAGATCGACTTCGCCGAAGACGCTGGCATAACCGGAAAAGGTGCCGTCGCTGGCAATGCCGCGCAGTTCCAGATTGGCGAATTTGCGCGTGGCGGGACGCGGCCCGCGATAAACGTGCATGGAAAACTCCTGCGATGTGAAGGAAGTGTCAGGCGCGCGGGCGCGCACCGTAACGGTCGGCGATGCGCACCAGCACGCCCAGCCCCCACCACGCGCCCATGCTGGCGGCGGCGGAACCCGCCACCATGATTTCCCGGCCCGAAAGCGCGCCGGCGATATCGAGCTGCTGCACGATCCACAGGCCGATAGGCCCGCCGAAGATCATGCCGCAGGAAACGCCGGTGATGAAACGGCTCGCGGCCTCGCGTCTGCTTTTCGGCAGGAGATAAACGAGCGATACACCCGCGCCCGCGACGGCGCCGGTGATGCGGGCGGCCCAGATGCCGGCCTCATTGGCGAATTCAGACATGGGTAATCATTCCGTTCTAGGATGTGGTTATCGGGCGGACGCGCCGCGTCGCACGCAGGCGCTTTTTGCGCGCCTGCGCCGGTGATTTTGCGAATCTTCGGAATCGCTTGGACGGAAGACCTCACAGGGAGATTCCGCTTCTTCAGAAAATGATTGAACAGGAAACCGTGGTTCCGATCCCGCCGGGGCGGCGATCAATAACCGACGGCTTCGCGCTTTTCCTCGTCGCTCAGGAACGAGGCCGCGCCGATGCGAGCCCAGAGCGCATCCCGCTCGCCGGCAAGCCCGGCAATCCGGTCGAGATCGGGTTCAAGCCTCAGCCCAGAGCCGAAGACCGGAGAAAGCCAGCCGCAGAGCCTTGCCGCCGTGCGATAAACGAGCGGCAGGACGGTCAGGCGATAAAAGGCGCGGTTCGCCTCCTGATAGTTGGCATAGGTATTGTCACCGGGAATGCCGATCAGCATCGGCGGCACGCCGAGCGAAAGCGCAATATCGCGCGCCGCACCGTTGCGGGCCTCCAGAAAATCCATGTCGCGCGGCGAAAGCCCCATGGCCTTCCAGTCCAGCCCGCCTTCCAGCAGCAAAGGGCGGCCGGCATTCATCGCCCCCTGATAGCCTTCCTCCAGCTCACGCTTCAGCCGCTCATATTGTTCGGTGGAGAGATTGCCGCCCTCCTTCGGCTGGTAGACCAGCGCGCCGGATGGCCGGGCGGAATTGTCGAGCAGGCGCTTGTTCCACTGGCTTGCGGCATTGTGCAGATCGAGCGCGGCCCCTGCGGAGGCGAGCGGGGCAAAACCCGCCCTGTCATCCAGCGGGTGAAAGAGCTTCAGATGCAGCAGGCCCAGCCCGTCGCGCTCGGCGGCGATGCGCCGGGAGGCGCGGCCCTCGGCGCGGTAATCATAGGCCACCGGCCAGCCATCCGGCCCCTCTACGATGCTGACCCGGTCGGGCCGCAGGAGATGCAGCTCGCGCAGCCGCCCGCCCACCATCAGCGGCTCGATATAGGCATTTCCGGCGAGCATGAGGTGGCCATAAAGCGCCTCGAAGAAATCCGGCCCGCCCATATGGGCGCCCGGTTTTGAGAGCAACGCCAGGAGCGGATGATCGGCGAGTTCCTCTTCGCCATCATAAAGCAGCCAGCTGACGGACGCCGAGGTCTCCGCCACCATGCGGGCGGCCCGGTGCGCGACCGGATTCTTCATGAAGCCCTCGCGGGCAAGTGCGGCATAGGACCGGCCCGACCAGAAGGCCTGCCCGCCGTGCACGGCAACCGCCATGAAGCCATCGGCCATTTTCCGGCTTTCAGGCACGGCTCTGCCATCCGCCGGCCGCAGCCACGGCAGGGAAAAGGGAAATCGCAT